ACTTCTACGGGTGGTGCTGGTGCGGACGGAGCAGTAGATAGTACGGGCGGTGGTGGGGTTGGCGGTTCTGCTTCAAATGGAGATATAAATCAAAAAGGTTCTCCGGGACAAGGTGGTAGTCAGTTTAATACTGCTGCTAATAACAGACAATCAGGCAATGGCGGCAGTACGTTTTTTGGCGGCGGCGGTGCAGGAAGACGCTCATCTGGGCAAGAAGCAGGAACATTAGGCGGCGGTGGTAGCGGTGCTTATAATGTTGGTAATGCTGGAATAGTTGGTGGGGCAGGTGGGGCAGGATTTATCCGCATTACGGAGTACACATAATGAGATGTGCAGTAGTTAAAAACTCTGACAACATTGTTGTCAACCTGATCATGGCTGACCCGTCTGTTGATCCAGCACCTGAAGGCACGATTCTTGTTGGTCTACCAGATGACTCACCAGTCAATATGGGTTGGATATACGACCCTGCAACAGGACAGTTTACAGACCCTAATCCTCCTGTTGAAGAAGTTATTGAGGTAACGCCATGACGGTAACAATTAACGGAACCACAGGTATAGCTGGTGTTGATGGCTCCGCTGCCACTCCAGCAGTGCAGGGTGCTGACACCAACACGGGTATATTCTTCCCTGCCGCAGATGCGGTAGGCATTGCTACTAGTGGCACTGAGCAGGTGCGTGTTGCATCAGCAGGGCAAATCGGCATCGGTGGAGCCAACTACGGCACATCTGGTCAGGTATTAACATCAGGTGGTTCGGCAGCGGCTCCATCTTGGGCTACTGTTACAAGTGCTAAAGCTGCAAACTACCAACTTTTTGATGCTTCTTCTACTTGGACTAAGCCATCTGGGTATGGGAGTGGTAGCCGTGTTCATGTTCAGGCATGGGGTGCTGGTCAAGGTGGTGGAAGAAATGGTAACCACGGCGGCGGCGGTGGGTCATACGTTGAATATTGGCTTTTGTTATCTTCTTTTGGGGCTACTGAAACAATCACCATTGGTGCTGGCGGTGCTGCAAGAGCAACTAACGGTGGAGGTAATGCTGGAGGAAACACTACGGTTGGATCGTTAGTTACTGCATACGGTGGATCAAATGGTTCTGGCGGCTCTCCTCTAATGGCGGGTGTATTAAATGCTACAACTTCCGGCGTTGCTACTATGCGTCCCGGAGCAATATTAGGTATTGGGGGGACTGGTGCTAGTGCTTTTAGATCAACGATAACATCGGGTAGTGGGAGAACTGATTCAGCTGGCACTGCTCCAACAGCCATTCAAATCTCAGCTGGAGATGGTTTTTTTGGTGGCGGCGGCGGTACTAGTAGTGGTTCTGATACTGTCGGTGGTTGGTCTGTGTATGGTGGTGCAGGTGGCGGGACTGGCTCTTCTGGTACTGGAGGCACATCAATATATGGTGGCAATGGCGGTGCTGGTACACTTAGTGGTACGGGAGGAACTGGCGTACAGCCCGGAGGTGGCGGTGGTGGCACGACAACTACAGGGACATCAGGTGCTGGAGCCGCAGGACGAGTTATATTGACTGTTTTTGATGGCGTGATTGGGTGAGGCAAGACATGGAAACGTATCAAGTCGCAATTATTGATGCTGAGTATAACATCGTTGTAAATGTAGCTGTTGTTGGCGGTGCATGGTTACCCCCTGATGGAACTTTTGCTGTTGACATGACAAACTATGATCCATGTCCGGGGATTGGTTGGATGTATGACCCTGTTACTAAAGAATTTACAGAACCAGTAATTATTGAAGAAGTCATTGAGGTGACACCATGAGTACCGTAAAAGCTACCAACATCCAAGAGCCAAACTCTGCCACTGTTAATATGGTATTAAACACAAGTGGTGGCGTTGCGGTTGGTCAAAATTTTTCTGTTGCTGGCACGACGACCCTTACAGGTTCTTTAGCGTCAACACTTAATTTGATGGCAGGAACAACAACAGTTGCTCCGTTGGATTTTGCGTCAGGAACAAATCTGACAACCGCTATTGCTGGTGCAATAGAATATGATGGCAAGGTATTTTATGGAACCCCGCAAGGCACACAGCGCGGTATCATTCCCGGCGCTCAATTCTATCGGTTAGAGTCTAGCCTTGCGGGTGCAAACGTCGCGACAGTGCAAAGCGTGTTTGGTGTTAGCGTCACGTTGTCCACTTCAACGATATATGCTTTTGAAGCCATGTATTACTTTAACAAAACAGCAGGCACTACATCTCATACCCTTGGTATTGGATATGGCGGGTCTGCAACACTTAACAGCGTATTGTGGGGGGGTCTTTCTTTTGATGGGTCTACTGTTCTTCCAACAAGAGCCAACGCAGGAACTTCACAGGTAGCTTCTGCTTCTGCTGCAAATCTTGTAGTAACTGGCGCAAACGCTACTGCGGCGGTTACAGCTTTTATAAGCATTAAAGGTATTGTCAGTATCAATAGCGGCGGTACATTTACACCTCAGTACACGCTCTCTGCCGCTCCCGGCGGTGCGTACAGCACTATGGCAAATAGCTACTTCTTGATCTACCCAATCGGTGCATCTGGGGCTAACGTCAACGTAGGAACATGGGCGTAATGGACACGCAGACCCTAATTAATCTTGGCGGTGCTATCATCCTTGCAGGGATGGGATGGTTAGCCCGTGAGCTTTGGGGTGCGGTAAAAGATTTACGGAAAGACCTTCACATTATTGAGGTCGCGCTACCGTCACATTATATCCGCAAAGATGAGTTTCAAGAAGGCGTCAAAGAGTTGAAAGACATTTGCCGCCAAATATTTGAGCGGCTTGAAAACAAAGCGGACAAGTAAATGGACCCCTTTACGCTGCTGGCAGGCGCAACGGCTCTCTATAATGGGATTAAGTCAGCGACCGACGCTGGCCATGAGGCCATCGACGTGGTGGAGCGCGTGGGAAGTCTGTTTGCAAGGATTGCGCAGATAACGCAATTGACCTCTGGTAACAGGAAAAAGAAACTATTCCAGAGCCAAGCTGAATACGAGGCTGAAGCAATTAAACTATACGCTTTGAGAGCTAAGGCTCAGCAGCTTCAACTTGACACCAAAAACCTGTTTGTAGGAGCATACGGTCAACAAGCGTGGATTGCAATTCAGAAGGAAGTGACGGAAATGCGTAAAGAGGCCGTGCGTCAGGCCGCTATTGCGCAGAAGGAAGCCGAGGAACGCCAAGCTGAACTGATATTGGGAGCTTGGATGTTCTTGGGCGTCATTGTTATGGCTCTTGGCCTTGCACTCTTTGTTTACTTCACGGCGCACAAATGAAGTACCTGATGGCAATTGCAGTTTTAGTTCTGGCGGGATGCGAGGATCGTTACCGTTATCCATGCCAAGACCCTAAAAATTGGGATGCCGCTGAATGCAACCCGCCCATCTGCACCGCATCTGGGACTTGTTCCGCAGACACACTCAAGCAGAACCCTTGCGGAGCCGTAGCACGATGAGAATCAAAGAAGATGAACTCCACGCCCTCTTGCAGTTCATCATTGGCATCAGCTTGTGCCTGACGCTGACTGGAACCGTCTTTGCAGTGCTATATAGCTTGATATTTGTAGTTCAGCCGATTGACGGGCAAGCTCCAAACGATCAGGAATTTTTCAAGTTAATTGCTCCAATTGCGACGTTCCTGACAGGTACTCTGTCGGGCATTATGTTGGGATCAAAATCAACCGGAGGAAAAGATGATGGACCTGCTTAAAACATTTGGGCCTTTGCTTGGCTCGGTTGCACCAAGCATTGCTACAGCCCTTGGCGGCCCTTTGGCTGGTATGGCAACAAAGGCGTTGTCTCAGGCGTTGCTGGGCAACGAGGATGGCTCCGAGGACGATCTGCAAACGGCTCTACGTTCTGCATCTCCTGAGCAACTTGCAACGGTCAAAAAGATTGACGCAGATTTTCGTGTCCAGATGAAAAGCCTTGATATTGATCTTGAGGCTCTTGCGGTAGACGACCGTAAGTCAGCAAGAGATATGCAGAAGGAAGTCAAAGACTGGATTCCACGGGCATTGGCAATAAGCGTAACGCTAGGGTATTTTGGTATCATTGCGTATGTCTTAGCTGTCGGATTGCCACTTAACGGGTCGGAAGTGCTTCTTATGTTGCTTGGCACTTTGTCAGCAGGATGGACAGGGGTTATGGCTTTTTACTTTGGCTCATCTTCTGGGTCACAGAAGAAAGACCAGATGATCTACAACTCGACGCCAAAGGAGTAATTCATGAAACAGAACTTTGAAGAATGTCTTGCTCATGTTCTCAAGCATGAAGGCGGCTATGTTGATCATCCCAAAGACCCCGGTGGCGCTACCAACCTTGGATGCACCAAGAAAGTTTGGGAAGAGTGGGTAGGCCATGAGGTAACCAAAGATGACATTAAAGCCCTCACAGTCTCCGATGTTGCCCCGCTCTACAAAACGCGGTACTGGGACAAGTGCCGCTGCGACGACCTCCCGCATGGGGTGGATTTTGCTGTTTTTGACATTGCTATTAATTCTGGTCCTTCTCGCGCCGCCAAGTTTCTTCAAGCTGCTTGTAATGTGGTCGCTGATGGGGCTATCGGACCTGCTACACTTGCAGCGGTAGCAAAGATGGACTCCAGTGAACTGGCGGCAAAGATTTGCAATGCAAGATTGGTTTTCTTGCAAGGGTTGCCCACTTGGAGTACATTTGGAAAAGGTTGGGGCCGTCGCGTAGCAGAGGTTGCTCAGACCTCTGCAAAAATGGTTGGATAAAATGACTTCACAGACCGGGATGACCTTCAGTGAATTGCAGACCGACATCCAGAACTATCTGGAACGCGGTGCTTCATCTGCTGTCGATCCCATTGTTTACCAACAGATTCCACGGTTAATCACCCTTGCTGAACGACGCATTTCAGCAGATTTGAAAATTGAAGGCTTTATCGTTGCCGTTACCACAAACTTTCAAGCTGGTGTTTCTGTCTATCCAAAGCCGGATAGGTGGAGAAGGACTATCTCTATCAACTTTGGAACTGGCGCAACAAACGCAATCAGGACTTTCTTGTTCCCGCGTAGCTATGAGTACATCAGAAGCTACTGGCCCAACGAGGCACTGACTGACCAACCTAAATTTTACGCTGACTACAACTATAATAACTGGCTAATTGGTCCTACACCTAACGAGGACACTCCAGCCGAGATTCTTTATTATGAAATTCCAGCCCTTCTTAGCGACGTTGTTCAGACAAACTGGCTTACAGAATACGCCCCACAGCTTATCCTGTATGGTTCATTGCTTGAGGCAACGCCATTCTTGAAGAATGATGAACGCATTCCGGTTTGGCAAAATTTCTATGACACGTCTTTACAGGCCATCAATAAAGAAGACCTCAAGAGAATTGTTGACCGCAGCACAACGCGAGATGGGGCATAACTATGAGCTTTACCAGTGTCTTTGGTGGATCGACCATCTACCCCAGCCAAGTATCCTATCTTTCCATTGACCTTGATACGGTTGATGTTGTCCTGACATGGCCACTGGATAACAACGGGGCAGTTGATATTGCTGCCAACATCATCGACGTTAATTGCACGGTCGGCGGCCTGAAGGTGTTTCTCCCCGCCGCCAATCTGGCATCGACAGGGCAGACTGTCTTATTCAATAACACAGGAACAAACTCTTTTACGGTGGTAGATACCAGCGGAAATACGATTGTAAGTCTGGCTTCCGGTGAACTATGGCAAGTTTACATCACGGACAATACGACACTTAACGGTAGCTGGCAGGTTCTCCAGTATGGCGTTGGTGTATCATCTGCCACAGCTGGCGCTCTTGCCGGGCTTGGTATCAAAGCAATTGCATCAACGCTTAACCAGTCTCAGGAAGTCGTTGAGTTCAATTCCAGCTTTACAACTGGCAACAGCAACCGCTCACAGCTTCTGCTCTGGACTGGCGGTACAGGTACTCTAACGCTGCCGCTGCCAGCAACGGTTGGTAACGACTGGTTTATGAGTATCCGGAATCAAGGTACTGGTAGCCTTGTGTTAGACCCGTCAGGCGGCAATTTGATTGATGGTGGTGCGACCAAGGAAGTCCCCCCAACTAATTCATGCTTTGTTATCTGCGATGGCACTGCATATTACACGGTTGGTTTTGGCCAGAACGTAAACTTTGCGTTCAACTACACCTCCATTGCAGTAGCTGGAACAGGTAACTATACCCTTTCAACGGCTGAACAGAACAAAATTGCCTATCGGTTTACCGGAGCTTTGACGGGTAACCGAGTGATTATTGTCCCTCCAACTGTCCAGCAGTATTGGGTCGATAACTCGACAACCAACGCCTATAGCCTAACCATTAAAACATCTGCTGGCACTGGGTACGCAGTTCCTCAAGCCTCCCGCGCTATCCTGTATTGTGATGGGACGGATGTTGTAAATGCGGCAACGGCAGGCATTTCAACACCAATATCGGTTGCAAACGGCGGCACTGGGGCAACTACTGCTGGTGGTGCGCTCATCAATCTTGGTGGTGGCTCTACTGGTATTGCAGTATTCCAGTCATCGACTCAGGCCCAAGGCAGAACAGCTATCGGCGGGTCAACAATTGGCCAGTCTCTGTTTACGACTTTAGCAACAATTAACAGTCTCAGCACCCTAGTTGGTGGTTCAGGATATGTTAACGGCAATTATGCCAGCGTAACGCTTATTAACGGCTCCGGCATTGGCGCTCTTGCAGATATTACGGTAGCCGGAAATGCGGTAACAGTTGTTACATTACTTGATGGCGGTCTTGGCTATGAGGTTGGTGACACTTTGTCTGCGTTTAATACCTCGCTTGGTGGAACTGGCTCTGGGTTTCAGATCAGCGTGGCTACAATTACTGCAACCGCTGCCAGAGCAACCCTTGAGGTTTACTCTATAGATCAGGTTGATTCCCTCATTTCTCAGACCCAATCAGACGCCCTCGCATTTGCAGTGAGCCTTGGATAATGACAACTAGGCCAGTCCACATTCAGTCAAAGCCGGGCATCAAACGTGACGGAACCGTCTTTGAAGGCGATTTCTACGTTGATGGCCAGTGGGTACGGTTCCAACGTGGGCTTCCCCGAAAAATGTGGGGCTATCGGCAGATTACAAATTCTCTGGGTGGGGCATCTCGCGGGATGTACACCTACCCATTTAACGGGTTGCTTTATACATTCTCCGGAAGCCGTAGCCTGTTTGAGATGATTACGGTTGATAACCAAGGCATTGGCTCTGCCCCATATGATAGGACTCCATCCGGGTTTGCAGACAATGCTTTAAATATGTGGAGCATGGATGCGCTGTACGATACAGCGTCAGGATATACAGCCATATTTGCTCATGCCGCACCTAACCTTTTGGATATCTCGGCCAGCACAAACACAGATATCTACGCTGGAGATATTACAGCCTCTTCTGCTTTAGCTGTCCTTGCTGGCGCTCCTCAAGTTTCAGGTGGCGTTTTAGCATTGCACCCATACCTTATTGCATATGGCAATAACGGCCTTGTTGCATGGTCAGCACCGGGTGACCCTACAGATTGGACGCCAGTTGCAGGTGGCCCCGGAGAGGCGTCTGTAACAGCCCAGAAAATTGTCGCTGCTATCAATACCCGTGGTGGTGCTGGCAACTCTCCATCCGCACTCCTTTGGAGTCTGGATAGCGTTATCAGGATGTCCTACGTTGGCGGTGACCCTGTATTCTCGTTTGATACAATATCGGATGAATCGTCTATCTTGTCGTCCCAGTCTGTCATTGAGTATGATGGTATCTACTACTGGTGCGGGTTGGACCGATTCCTGTTGTACAACGGCGTTGTAAGGGAAGTTCCCAACAATCTAAACCTAAACTGGTTTTTTGATAATTTGAACTATGACCAGAGGCAAAAGGTTTTTGCTATCAAAGTCCCTCGTTTTGGTGAAATTTGGTGGTGTTTTCCATTTGGTGACGCAACTGAATGCACTCATGCTGTCATTTACAATGTTCGTGAAGGAACATGGTATGACACAGAGCTTCCAAATTCAGGCCGCACAAATGGTCAATTCCCGCGTGTTTTCCAATACCCATTGATGATTGGTTCAACAAGCATTGATTCAATCAGAACTCTTGGGACTCTCGTTGGTGGGACAACCTACGTTGATGGAACGTATTACAATGTTGCGACCACAAACACGACCTCAATTGCAGGCTCTGGCGCAACAGTAAACGTCACCGTTGCCGGAAACGTGGTTACCGCTGTGACGCTTGTAATCCCCGGTAGCGGGTACACAGTTGGTGATGTTCTAACTGTAAGCAATACATTGATTGGTGGGACAGGAAGCGGGTTCACAATCACTGTTGTTACGCTCGCAGGGTATAGCTTGTGGCAGCATGAGTATGGCTTGGATGAATTGACTGGCTCGACCGTCAATCCGATTGAATCATATTTTGAAACCAGTGATATATCCCTTGCTGCGGCTGAGCAGTCACAGAACAAAAGCCTGCGTGTTACTATTGTTGAGCCTGATTTTGTCCAGTCTGGCCCAATGACTCTATCCATCACTGGCAGATCAAATGCCAGAGCCAAGGAAGTTCAAAGCGAGATTATGGAATTTCCTGAGACGGCTACGTCTCCTCCGGAGCAGGTGGTGTTCTTCAAGGAAATCCGGCGTGAAATGCGGTTCACATTCCGCAGCAACACAATCGGCGGCAACTACCAAATGGGTATGTGCTTGGCTCATGTTGAGGCAGCTGACGGTACTTTGCTTGGGGCTGTTCCATGATCGGGATTAACCCTGCTGGCATGGGAGTGATTGAGTGGGCCGATAGAATGACGCCTATCATTATAAATGAAGGTGCAAGTGGCGATATTGGCCGATTAGATGATGAGGCAAACTGGCAAGACTGGGCAAGAGGTGTTATTCTATCTAATACCAATTGGCAAAGCACGGCTCCTAACCCGTATCAATTCACCGATTGGCGTCTTTGGGCCGAGCGGTTTTTGCAGATTATGGTGACATGATGAGACAGGTCGTTATCAACTTTGACCCTCCTAGCCAGTACAAACAAGGCGGTCTTGCCTCTAAAGCAGAGCAAGTCCGTAGTGCTGGCAAGGGTAGCGACAATATGCTTATCCACGTCAATGAAGAAGAATTTGAATGGATGAAGGACAATTTTGGTCCGGGAAGCGTTAACCCCGACACTGGCCTTCATCAGTTCAAGCCATTTTGGGAACAGGATTGGTTTGCTCCCGTTGCCACAGCTGCGGCAAACGTATTTGCTCCCGGCGTTGGTAGCGCACTCGGCTCTACAGTTGGTAACGTATTTGGCGTGACAAACCCGGCAATCCAAGCAGCTATCGGCAGCGGCTTGATTGGTGGTGGTCTTGGTTCATTTTCCGGCAACGCTCTTGGTGGAGCGGCTCTTGGTGCAATTACGCCATACGCTTTAAACAGTCTTGGCCTCACAGGGTCTAACGGTGCGTTGTCTGGTTTGAATATGTATCCGTCCGTTGATCCGGCGTCGGCAATATTAAACCCTACTAATCCCGCAAATGTTGCAGGAGGTAGCGGAGACTATATGTCCAAGATCGGAGCAGGCTCGTCTGGCGTAATGTCCCAGATCATGAAAGCTGCACCACTCCTGCTGGCCGCTTCTGCCCTTGGTGGTGGCGGCGGTGAAGCCAAGCAGCCTTCACGTCCAGAGATTGATCCGGCAGATGATCCGGGCCTGCAAGAATTAAAGTATGAACGCAGGCAAACCAATCCCACTGTTACTGAAAACTATGGCTATGGCCCTGAAATGTCTTTCTTTGAGAACAATCAGCTTCCAGTTGCTGCCGCTGAAGGGCGATATGTAAGAGGTGGCGGGACTGGCACGTCTGACTCAATTCCTGCCGTGCTGTCTGACGGCGAGTATGTTATGGATGCACAGACTGTTTCAATGCTTGGTGACGGGTCATCTGATGCCGGAGCCAAGAAGCTGGATCATATGCGCAAACAGATTAGAAAACAAAAAGGTTCCGCTTTGGCAAAAGGCAAGTTTGCTCCTGATGCCAGAGGGCCGCTATCTTATATGAAGGGGGCAAGATAATGGGTATTCTTGATTTTCTTTTTCAAGGGAAGCCGCCTCCATCAACAACAACGTATGGGACAAAGGTTGAGAACATCCCCCAGTTTATGACTGATTACACCCTTGGCCTTCTTAGCAAGGCCAATGCTGTATCATCTGAACCATATCAGGCATATGGGGCGGCAAGGCTGGCTAATTTTACTCCAGAACAGACCCAAGCGTTTAATCTAACAAATGATTCAATGGGGATGTATCAGCCAACTCTTAACTCTGCGATTGATATGACCAAGCAAGGTGGTCAGTATAATTTAGCAGGGGCGGCGCAACCATACATGACTGCCGCATCTCAAACGGCTCCAAGCGTTGTTGGGCAATACATGAACCCGTATCAGAACGCAGTTGTTGACCGGATTGGCGCTCTTGCCGGACGCAACTTGCGTGAAAACCTGATGCCAAACGTCAATTCAAACTTTATCCGTGCTGGCCAATTTGGCTCTGCCGGACAACAGTCTGCTATTGGCAACGCATTGCGTGATACTCAAGAAAGCGCACTTGCTGCTCAGTCTAAGGCTCTCCAAGAAGGCTATGGAGCAGCAACCAAG